GCATTATTCCTACGATGGTGTTCATGAGATCAGAAAAAAAGCCTTTCAAAAACTCGGCATTTGGAAAGTACACCACGAAACACCATGATTTAAAGCATACTATATTGCCATAGGAATATGCACAGGGGCCCGGATAACGGGCCTCTTCGTTTTTGGTAAGCCCTGGGAGTTCTCCTCCTTCGCCCGGGGCTGGGAAGAACGCGCCATTTAGGCAGGGGTGGGAGCCTGGCGCGAGTTTGGATGGTAGCGATGGCAAAAGCCTTTGCGCGGAAGTTCTACAAAAGCCAACTATGGCAGCGGGTCAGGGATTCATACGCAGCATCAAAGGATGGGTTATGTGAGCTGTGCGGTCGCCCTGGCGAAGAAGTCCACCATATACGGCCGCTGACCATAGAAAACATCGGGGATCCTGACATTGCCTATGGCTTTGATAATCTACAGCTCCTTTGCAGGGATTGCCATTTTCGCATACATGACAAAGCCTACAAGCGCAAGCCTTTTTATGAACGCGGCCTTTTGGTGTATGACGACGAGGGCAACCCAATGCCAAAGGGAAAGGTCGTCATTGTATGGGGCAGCCCAGCATCAGGCAAGACCACATATGTCAAAGAGCATATGGTTCCCGGCGACCTTATTGTTGACCTGGATAACATCATCCGCTGCTTTACAGGCCTCACCAATAAAGTTCATGACAACGCCGAGATTCGGCCATATCTGGGCTTTGTGATTAAGGTGCAGGATTATGTGTACAAGATCATAGAGGAACGCAGCTTTAATTTCACGACGGCATGGATCATTGCCGGCCTGCCAGAGAAAAAGGAAAGGCTTGCCTTAGCAGAAAGGTTTCATGCTGAGCTTATTCACATGGACGCATCAAGAGAAACGGCATTGAGCAGAGCAGATAGCGACCCTAATCGGGAAAACAAAGAAAGACAGAAACACATAATTAATTATTATTTTGAGAGATTGGAATTATGACCCCCCCCATGTAACGAAAATACTATTAAGCTTCGTCTCCGAGGGGGCTGAACTTTTTTTAGGCCGCGTGCCGCGGCGGTAGGGGGTGCCTTGGAGGAGGGTGTCATGGACGAAAACAGCGAAGATCGGATTGGTTTTATCGACTTCGATTTTGAGTTTGATGCAGAGATTTCAAAGGAAATAAGGCGACTTAACAAGATATATAAAGACCTTGACCCAGATAAAAAGAAATTGGTAGCCGGTCTTATAGAAAACGCAGCATTTCTGCGGGTTACCTTAATGAACCTGTCCGAAATCATAAAGAAAAAGGGATATACGGAGCCTTATCAAAACGGCGCCTCCCAATTCGGTACAAAAAACGCATCCGAAATGAATATGTACAACGTTTCTCTAAAAAACTACACTGCAATCATTTCAAAACTGGATTCTTTTTTGCCTAAATTGGGTAGAAAGCCTGCTTCCCCACTTATGGAATTCATCGAAAAATGACCTACCTCGAAGAATACGGCCTTGCCGTCCTAAATGGTAAGATCACGGCTTGCAAAAGGATCAAGCAAGTATACGAACGCCTACTCAACGCCCTATACGATCCTGACCGATGGCATTTTGACGAAGACACCGCCGATCGACACATCGTTTTTATCGAAAGATTTTGCCGGCAGGCCCAAGGAAAACTTGGCGCCCCGCTTAAGCTGCAGCTCTTCCAAAAGGCGAAATTCCAAGCCATTTTTGGCTTTGTGGATGATGAGGGAAACCGCCAGTATAACGAATGCCTCACGATAGAGGGCCGGAAAAACGGAAAAACCACAGAAATGGCCGCCGTCGAAATCGACCTGCTTGTAAATGACAAAGAGGGAAGCCCCGAGATATACAACATCGCCACAAAGGCCGACCAGGCCAAAAAGGGATATACCGAGGCGATCAAGATGATCCAGCAATCCCCGGAATTGTCTGGTTTTATCCGCAAAAGGCAAAGCGACCTCTACTGCGACTACAACATGGGCTTTATCAAGCCGCTGGCAAGCAATACCAATACCTTGGATGGCCTCAATGCCCACGGAGTGATCATAGACGAGCTTGCCGCAATAAAAAACCGGGACATATACGACCTTATGAAGCAGTCCATGAGCAGCCGGTCCCAACCGCTGCTTTTTTGTATCACCACTAACGGCTTTGTCCGGGACAATATCTTTGATTCTCAGTATCAGTACGCCTGTGATGTACTGGATCACAAGATAAAGGACGACCGCTTCCTCCCCATCATCTACGAGCTGGACGATCCGGACGAATGGGACCACGAGGACATGTGGATAAAGGCCAACCCCGGCATCGGGACGATCAAAAGCCGGGAGTTTCTCCGTGACTGTGTGGCCAAAGCAAAATCCGATCCTTCTTTTAAACCTACCGTCCTGGTCAAAGACTTCAACCTCAAGCAAAATTCCGCCGCATCCTGGCTCCGCTGGGATGAGCTCTACAACGACGCCAAATTTGACGTCAAGTTCGACTACTGCATCGGTGGATTTGATGCCGCCGATACAACCGACCTAAACGCCGCCACGGCTTTGATGATGCGGCCGGGCGATGACCATATCTACCGCAAATCCATGTACTGGATTCCGGATACAGTCCTCGAGCTGACAGGGAAAACAGGTACCCGCCGCGAGCGAGACAATGAACCCTATGACCTTTGGGTGCAGCAGGGTCTTATGCGTACGGTTCCAGGCAACAAAGTGGACAAGTCCGTGATCCTCGACTGGTTCCGGGAGCTCCGTGACACCGAAGACCTCTATACCCTGTATATCGGGTATGACCCCTGGCACATCGACGACTCCCTGCTCGCCCAGTTCTCCCAGGATTTTGGCCCGCGCTGCATGATCCCAATACGGCAAGGAACCATCAGCCTGTCGGCGCCGATGAAGGACCTCAAAGCGGATCTGTCCGCCAAGAAAATTATCTACAACGCCAACCCCATCGATATCATGTGCCTACGCAACACGGAAGTCAAGGCCGACATCAACGGAAATATTCAACCGGTCAAAAAGCTCGATGCCCGCATGCGTATCGACGGTACTGTCGCGCTGGTATGCGCATACAAGGTCCTGCAGGACAAGCGGGACGACTACATTAATCTGAACGAGGAGGCATGACGTGGGCATTTTCCAGACGATTTTCAAAAGGCCGGCGGAGCAGGACAAGCTTAAAAGCTACTATGAGATGCTGACGGCCTACAAGCCCGTGTATACCTCTTTTTCTGGCGGCATCTACGAAATGGCGCTTACAAGGGCGGCAGTAAATGCTTTTGCGACGCATGTAAGCAAGCTCAAGCCCGAAATCGCCGGAGCGGTAGGCCAAACCCTGCAGACCATGCTTGAGTATCGGCCCAACCCATGGATGGACACAACGAGGTTTTTATATCGCCTGGCCACCATCTATGCGGTATCCAATAACGCCTTTATCCTGCCAATCTACGACGACTACATGACCCTGACTGGCCTTTTTCCAGCTAACCCGCAGCAATGCGAAATCTTGGAGTATCAGGGGGAGCCCTGGGTCAAGTACACCTTCTCCAATGGGCGCGTAGGCGCGGTAGAAATGGCGCGGGTTGGCATCCTTACCCAGTATCAGTATCAAGACGATTTCTTTGGATCATCCAATGCGGCGGCCCTTGACCCCATCATGCAGGTGATCAGCACCCAAAACCAAGGGATCATCGAGGCGGTCAAGTCCAGCGCGACGGTCCGCTTTCTTGGGCAAGTCTTACAAACCCTCAAGGACAAGACCATGGCCGACATCCGTAAGCAGTTTGTAGAGGACAATTTTTCCTCCGAGAATTCAAACGGCGTGGTCTTGTATGATGGACGCTTTGGTAAAATGGAGCCGATCACATCCAAGCCCATCTATATGGACGCCGAGCAAACCGAAGTCATCAATAAAAGCGTGTACACCTTTTTCGGCGTCAATGAAAAAATCCTGATGAATAACTTCTCTGAATCGGAATGGGACGCTTTTTATGAGGGGAAAATTGAGCCCTTTGCGGTGCACCTATCCTTGACGCTGACCAACATGATGTACTCCAACAGGCAAATCGCCTTTGGGAATAAGATTTTTTTCTCCTCAAACCGCCTGCAGTATGCCAGCAATGCCACAAAGCTAAACATCGTGACTCAAATGTTCGATCGGGGCTTTATCACCCATAACCAGGGCCTTGAAATCTTCAATATGGCCCAGGTCCCGGATGGAGACAAGCGATATATCCGCAAAGAATACGCCGAGGTCGGAAAATTACTCGAAGATAAAGGAGGTAAGGCCAATGAGCCAGATGGAAACCCAGCGCCCGACCAGGGAATACCGGTCGATGGGGCTCCTGCTCCCGATCCAGCCGCAGCAACAGCGGCTAATTGAGAGCGATTTTTATGTGGAGGGCTACGCCACCACCTTTGATAAGCCCTATGTACTCGCTGAATGGGACAGGGTCAAATACTATGAGGTGATTGACCGTCAAGCTTTGTCTGGTGCTGATATCTCCGACGTCAAGCTGCTCTACAACCATGAGGGGCACGTATACGCCCGAAATAAAAATAAATCCCTAATCCTGGCCCCTGATGAAATAGGCCTTTTGATTGCCGCCGATCTTGGTCTCACCGATGGGGCCAAACGTATGTATGAGGAAATCCGGCAGGGGCTTATCGACGAAATGAGTTGGTCCTTTTCCGTCGGCGCCTATGAGTACAACAAGGACACTCGCACGACCACCATCACCAAAATCAAAAAAATATACGATGTCTCGCCGGTAAGCTACCCAGCCAACCCGGCTACGAGCATAGAGGCCAGAAATGCAAGCCTGCTGGACGGAGTGATCCGGCAGGAACGAGCGGAGCGACTCGCGCAAAGACGGCTGGAAATCCGAAAAAAAATCTTGGAGGGAATCCTACATGAATCGCATTGACGAGATCAACGCCCGCCTGGCCCAGATCGAAACCGAAATCCGCAGCGCCGACGATGCCACCCTGGACAGGCTGGAAGCCGAAATCAACACTTTGAGAACCGAACGCGACGCGCTTAACGCCGCTGCCCAGAGGCGCAGCAGGCTTATCAGTGACATCACTGGCATGACTGGCAACCGTATCTCCCTGGCATCCGAGGAGCATATCACCGGCGACAACTCGCCCGAGTATCGAACTGCCTGGCTGCATCGCCTGCAGGGCCGTGTGCTGACCCCCGCTGAACAGCGGTCTCTTGACTCTGCCACGAGCTCCGCAGGCTATGCCATCCCAACGCAGACCTACAACAACATCATAACTTTTTTGACCCAAAACGGCATTTTGGCAGAAGTGGACCTGATGGAGATCCCCGGGAACGTATCTCTCCCCTATGAGACCTTGGTCAATGACGCTGCCTTGCATACCGAAAACGCTACGGTCTCTGGTGCGGCGGATACCGTGGGCCGTCTCTCTCTCGCCGGCTTTGAAATTGTCAAACTCTTGCCCATCTCCGCAAAGATGGACGCCATGGCCATCACCGCCTTTGAAAAGTGGGTCACCGAAAACTTGGCCAGAAGCGTCCGAAGCGTGCTTGCCAATTACTTGGTCAACGGCACAGGCAGCGGCCAGCCCAAAGGCGTGGATTATGCCGACACCTGGACCGATACCAGCAATGCCGTGGACTGGGCCAGCGGCACCACCTTGGCGGCTGCCGACCTGATCGAGCTCTTGAGCTACTGCAAGGCCAATGACGATGCCAATGTAAAATTCCTGATGAACCGGAAACTCTACTGGCAGAAGGTTGTTCCCCTGCGCGACGATGCCAAAGCCCCGGTTACAAGCATCCGCAACGGCGTACCCTTCATTTATGAGTATCCCGTGATCATCGAGAGCAAGGTCAATGACGATGACATCTTCCTGGCCGATTTCCGCGAGGCCGTGAAGGGAAACTTTGGCCGGCCGTTGTCCATCGAGATGAACGCGAACTCCGGCTTCCGGTCCCTGTCCAAAGACTACCGTGCGGACTGTGTCTTTGACTGC